CTGCAAATAAAAAACACTTTTCATATATGAATGTAGACAATTTAATCACGAAGTTAAGAGTTATGCTTGGAGCTTCAACAGAAGAAGTTGTTGTAGTAGAAGAAACTAAAGAAGCTCAGTTCGCTGAAGCTGAATTAGTTGACGGTACTAAAGTACAGGTAGAAGGTGAGTTAGAAGTTGGTAAAGCTTTAGAAGTTATTTCTGAAGAAGGCAACGTTCCTGCTCCATCTGGCGTACATGAAACAACTGAAGGTCTAGTAATTACAGTAGGTGAAGGTGGTATTATAGAATCAATCGAAGAAAAAGAAGCAGAAGCTACAGAAGTAGTAGAAGACACAGAAACAGAAGTTGAAGTTGCCCTTGAAGAAGAAGAGGTAGTGGAAGCTGAAGAGGTTGTCGCAGAAGAATCTGACTTACTAGCTGGGATTGCTGAACTATTAGCACCATACACAGAAGAAATTACAGAACTTAAAAAGCAAGTTGAATATCTAGGAGAACGCTTCGAAGCAATTTCTGACGAACCAGCTGCAAAACCAATTACTAGAACTTTTGCTGAAGAAGCATCAGCAGCTAAAACAGTAGCAGAAGCTCGTTTAGACAGACTAGTATCATTAAGAAGAAACAAATAACAAAAAAAACATTTAAACAATGGCATTTAATTTAACAGCATTATCACAATGGACTGAGGAAAACACGGATTTACTATCAGCCCAAATTTTAGGTACTGACGTACTAAGCGAGATTGCAGTAAGAACAGGAGTTTCTGCTGGAACAGTAGCATTAAACATTTTCTCTGCAGACTTTGCAGACGCAGACAGAGCTTGTGGATGGAACCCTTCAGGTGACATGACATTCGATCAAATCGACGTAGCAGTTGGAGACAGACAAATCAAACAAGAATCTTGTCCAGCTACATTAAGAGATTACTGGTTAGCAGCAAGAATGGCACCGGGAGAGCAAGGAAACGAAGAGATTCCTTTCGAACAAGTAATTGGAGACTACTTCTTAAAAGGAGTATCTAAGAACATCGAAGATTTCGTTGGAGCACAGATCAAATTACAAGTAACAGGAGCTAACGGAGCTGGAGTACCAGCAGGAGCAGCAGCTTTAACTGTATCAAACGCAATCGAGCAATTAAACAACATCTATGATGCATTAGACGCAGAAACTCAAATGAGAGACGATGTAAAGCTTATCATGAGCCCAGCAGCATTCAGAACGGCAGTAAGATTTTTCGTAGCAGCTGATTTAGTACACTACAATTTCAATGATGGTCAACAAGATATCTACTTACCAGGAACTAACGCAAAATTAGTTAAGTCTTCAGGATTAGTTGGATCAGATTACATCGCTGCAGTTGCAGGAGAATTCGTAGTATTCGCTACAGGATTAATGGATGATATGGACAAATTCAACATGTTCTATGTACCATCTGATGATATCGTAAAAACTACAATTTTCTACAGAAGAGGATTAGGAGTATACAACGTAGCAGGTTTAGCAACGAACGATTTAGCATAATTCAACTACCAGGACTTCATAAAGAGGTCCTGGTTTATTAACTTAAAAATAACACATTAACATATGTCTTGTAGTAATTTAACAGCAGGTATACCTTTAGATTGTTTAGGTAGTGAAGGTGGAATTGAGAAAGTATTTATCGCTAATGGACCAGTAGAATCGATTACAGAAACAGCAGGAGTAATTTCAGCTATAACTGTAGGCGGAGCATCACTGGGTCCTTCGGACTTCTTTTCCTTCGGTACACCCAAACAGAGTTCAGTACTGACTGAAACTCCAGCTATCTCGCAAGAGAACGGAACGATTTCATACCAGCAAGATCTAGTATTAGTTATGAACAAACTAGATGCAGCAAAAAGAAATCAAATTTTATTAATGGCAGAAGCTAACCAAATGGTTATTGTAGCTAAGGATAACAATGGACTTTATTGGTCAATTGCAATCGAGAGAGGTGGATACCTTTCGGCAGCAACAGCAACTTCAGGTACAGCATTTGCAGATAGATCAGGATACGAGCTGACATTAAGCGGTTTAGAACCGAAACCAATGTTTGCAGTAGACTCAGCAATCGTAGAATAATACATTTTTCTAGAAATTAAGAAG